AGCCGGACGTTTTAAAATCGCCCAAATACATCGCTTGGATATACCGGCTTTTTTTAGCTAGACACTCCCCCAAAAAGGATCACTTTTAATTGGCCACGTGATCATTTCTAATTGTCCATCAACATCAGGCCTTCCAAAACAGGCTAAAGGATACTCCGCAACTGATGGAGGCCTTTGAGGCCGGTGAGGGCGACTACAGGGCGGCCCTGATTGAAGATTCAGAGACCCTTATCTCTGAGCGCGATTCTGATTTGAAGTTCCTCAGCCCTCTCTTGACGTTAAAACTGAAAGCGAAGGCCGGTTACACGGAGAAGGCCGACCAGGTCGTGACCGTTCAGGGTAATGTCACCCACAGTCACAGCATGAGCTTGCCCGAGCAAGTTGAGCCGCAAGACATGGCCGGTTATGCAGCGCGTGAAATGGAGCGCGCTAAAAGTCTGGCCAGGGAAAAGCTTGAGGCGAGACAGAATGCTGTTGAAGTGAAGGTGGTGCGATGAAAGTTGCACCTGAAGAAGAGCAGGACTTAGGGCCAATAGCGCCTCAGCCCGGCCCTCAGACTATCTTGCTTGCGTGTACATGCAGTGAGATTTTCTTTGGTGGGGCACTTGGCGCCGGTAAGACTTTTGCGCTGGCTCTGGCGTATGCAGCTCAATTCTTGAAGTATGGGAAACATGCCCGCGGCTTGGTTTTACGTCAGTCGTTTCCAGAGCTTGGTGAGTTGATTCTGACTTTCAAGATGGTGCTTGAACCGCTGGGGTTTGAGTACTTCAGCGGCTCGAAAACGTTCAAGCACCCGGATGGCGCATTTTGCAGAATGGGCTTCCTTGGCTGCGAAGACGACGCCCGGAAATATTGGGGCTTGCAATATAGCTACATGGCTTTCGACGAACTTGGCGACGTTGATGAGCCTACCTGGAATGCAATTCACAAGATCAGGGCCGCTCGACTCCGCTCCGCTGCTGGCGTACCGGTGCAATTCGTTGGCACAGGAAACCCATGCGGTACGGCTCACAAGTTGTGCAAAGACAGATATATAGATCCGGCTCCGCCGTTCACGCCTATATATGACGAAGAGTCAGAGAGCTATAGGATTTTCATCCCCGGACATATGGCAGACAACGTCGCCCTGGTCATGGGAGATCCGAAGTACGCAAAGCGCATAAGGAGCATGACCGGCCCGAAGTGGTATTTGGATGCTCTGATAAATGGCGACTGGTCAAAAAATCCAGAAGGGAACATGTTCCACCGGGAGTGGTTCTGTAAATTCTTCGACCTGAGACAGCAGCCGAATTTTCTTTTCACCGTCTCCAGCTGGGATACAGCGTTCAAGAGCACGGACGACAGCGCTGAGTCGGCCGAGACTATTTGGGGCGTGACCGAATCGGATATCTATTTGTTGAATGCATTTGCCGACAAGCTGGAATTCCCGGAGCTCAAGGCAAAAGCTGAGATGAGTTATAACGCATGGTCGCCGAATTTCGTCTGGGTGGAGGATAAAGCTTCAGGGCCTTCGCTTGTGCAGTCATTGAAGAAAGACACTCGCATGCCTGTGAAGGCCATAAAAGTTGATGGCGATAAACAGAGGCGGGCATTTGTAGTCACGCCATTTTTTGAAGCTGGAAAAATTTGGCTGCCAAAATCTGCTCCGTGGGTGGATAAGTATGTCGAACAAATGTGCGCGTTCCCTGCTCCTGGACTTTGCGACTTAGTGGATAGCACAAGCCAAGCTCTCACCCAGATTGAAAAATTACGAGAGCGCTGGAAGAAAACGCAAAATAAGGTAGTTTCGCTTCGCGGATCAATTTATGGGGTCTGAGCTTGGATAAGTACATTGGCGAAAAATTTGAAGCCATGCGCAAACATGCCTGGGCCAGAAGTGACGAGCGTTATTTGCGCCTGGCCAAGTTAGACGCGATTTTAGATGGCGAGTTTTACGAATGTCTGATGTATCCGTTCTACCAGGAGACAACGGCAGGAGATGGCGCGGGCGACTACATTCCTATTCGTGACCGCAGGCCGAGTTTTAGATATAACCTGCCGAATATGCTTTCAAATCAGCTCGGCCGCAAGTTGTTCGGTGGCCCGAATGCGCCGGCGCTCACCCACGAAAAAGAATCTGTTCGCCAAAAGTTCGATGCATTAAAGGAAGAATGCTGCCTTGAAGTGAAGCAGCTTGAGTCAATTCATTGGGGATCCTCCGGCAGCGCAGCGGCGATTATACAGATTGTGCCGTTTGAATCTGGAGGAAAGAAGCTCTCAAAAGCTGTAGTTACTAATTACCGCGCCAAGAACTGCACTCCAACGTTCAACAAATTGGGCGAACTTAGCCGGATCTGGATACATTACCCGGTGACCGGCGCTGACTATCTATATATGGACGAGCCAATCACTGAAGACTGGGAAGGCAAACCTATAGAAGGTGAAGAGTCTTACTGGTATGTGATGGAGCTGACTTCAAAGCACGAGCGCGTTTACAAACCAATTAAATTGACAGACTGGGCCCCTATGAAGGGCAAAAACGCGATGTTTGACGTGTTCCAGACTGAGGTTGTGCATGATCTTGGTTTTGTGCCGGCCCATTGGTATCAATACCGGACCGGTAAGCTCCGGCCGCATGACGGCGTCTGCTATTGGGAGCCGTCAATACCAAATATTATTGACCTTGAATACACGGTGAGCCAGATTGGCTCAGGTATTCGTTATAACGCAGTGCCGCAAGTTGTGGTGCAGGGTAATGTTGTAAAAACTAATGCTCAGGACGGCGGACTTGGCCGCGGGGCCAGCCGGTTCATTCAGCAAGAGAATGACGTCAAGGACGGCGACCACGAAGAGAAGGGCAACCGTGTTTACATGCTTGAGGCCCAGGGGACAGGTATGTCCGTCGGCCTGCGGGACTGGGCGCCACTTGTTTTGAGAGTGGCGATGCAGCAGATTTGCGCGTCATTGAAAGATCCGAATAAGGTCACAACGGCTATGTCTGGTAAAGGCATGGAAGTGCTCGAGAGTGAATTTCTCGATCTGGCGAAAGAGCTCCGGACGGTCTTTGGTGACAACGGCTACTTGAAGTTGTTGAAGAAAATAGCCATGGCATGCAAGCTGAAAAATCACGTGCTTATGAAAGATGTGAGCATTGAGGATATCGATGCTCTGACGCTGACTTGGCCACCACTGACCTCAATTGGAATGATTGAGTTTCAAGCCATGTGCATGGGCCTGGCCCAGTTGGTTGAAAATCAGATCATGAATGCACAGGAGTGTAGAGACTATGCACTGGGTCAGATTGATATGCCGGTCGTCAGCGCGAATAAGGATTACCTGCCGTCGGTGGGCACCCCTGAGCAGAGCGCTTTGCCGGATGTGACTCAGACTGGGAAATCAGGTGATATCACTGGCGATGAGCCCAAACTTGTGGGGCTTGCCGATGCCGGCGCCCAGATGGCGGAAGCCGGGCCAATAAATACAAAATATAGGAGCTAAAACCGATGTCTGAAGACGTCCAATTCGTAGATGCTAACTGCGATTTCTCGCGCAACCCTTGTATGGGTCCGATGGCGCGTGATTACAATTTGATCCCTGCAAAAACAACCGGGAATATCACCGGGACATGGACCAATATTGATGTAATCAAGAATTTTTCAGTTCATACATATGGCACGTTCGGCGGCGGAAGTGTGCAGCTGGAAGTGTCTAATGATAATAATCCAACTGCAGATTCGGACAATGGTATCGCCCTGGGGTCTGCTATCACAACAGCCGGCATGGTCACATATTCGGCGCCCTATAAGTGGATTCGAGCTATAGTGACCGGTGCAAGTGGTGCTTCATTGAATTGCCGTCTTCACGGCGTGGCGTAAATTCTAAAAACGGGAGAATAGCTAATTAATGTCAGATACAAGAACAGCCGAAGGCGCAGAAAATCCGGCACCAGTTGACCAGAAGTCGGCCGCAACTAGTGGCACAACTCCAGCCCCTGCTGGTAAAGAAACTCCAAAGGCGGATGAAGAGCTGGATGACGATGGTGACTGGATTGCCAATTCTTCGCTCTCAGATAATCAAAAGAAGTTCATGCGCCGCGCTTTGACGCAAAACAAAAATCGGGCTGATGAACTGAAGAAAATAAAAGCCAAGCTGACCGAGAAGGAAAAAGCAGAAGCTGAAGCTCAGCGCAAGATAGACGAAGAGCAGGGCAACTGGAAGAAGATCGCCGAGGAAAATGCCGCGGCTCTCGCAGCCAAGGACGAAAAGATTCTGCGAGCCGAAGTGCGCGCACTCGCTATAAAGGAAGGAATCATTGATCCAAAGATCATTGACCGCTTTCCTCTTGATGGCGTGAGTATGGATAAAGAAGGTGAGATTGTAGGCGTTGAAAAGTTTGTGAAAGACCTCAAGAAAAACAGCGCTTATCTTTTTGGCAGTCCAGAGCAAAAAAGTCCTGAAGGCACCACGACAACAACACCCGCTCCGACTCCGAGTTCAAATCCTAAATCTAAGTCTGCTCTGGAAATGACGGATGAAGAATACAGAAAAGCGAAAGCTGAATGGCTGTCTGGGGAAAAGACGGTAGGAAAATCCGATAAGAAGTAAAAATTTCTAGCAAGAAATTTGCTGAGTTAACTTCTGGGCCGAAGACATAGCGTGTCTTCGGCCCTTCCGCTTGTGGCGGACCAAAAAAAGAAGTTTTCAAAGCAGAGGCTTGTGGCGCTGCTTGTAACCCGAAAAAGTTTTACAAGGAGTGCCATAAATGGCCATTGGTGATTTGACCGCGCTGCCAGCAGCGCTTCAGAATGCGATCCAGCAGAACATGCTGGCCAAAGAATATCTGGATGCTCTTCGCTCAATTCTGGCTTATAGCCGCGAGTCATCGAAGACTGTAATTCCGGCGCACATTGGTGCGACCTATACATATACTCAGCTCGGTGAATTGCCGGCCACTCGTGCGCCGATTGACCCAGCTGGTATCAGCGGTCTCGATGATGGTCTTTCGACCGATGCTCTGGCCGACGAACAGTTTGGCTTCAAACTTTCGGATTATGCCAAGACTTTCGATATCGACTTGCTCGCTCAAAGAGCAATGATCAAGAACTACGTTCTTAACGTTGTTGCTCGCCAGGGCCGTCAAGCCGCTCGTATGCGTGAGGCCGTTGCGAAGTTCAAGCTGATGAACGCTTATGCTGGCGGTAATACCGTTGTGACAAGCGCAGGTTCAGCTACAACTACACAATGTACGGTTGATGACGTCACCGCTTTCGGCCTGGTGATGATCAATGGTAACTGGGTAAACGTTTCGTCTGGTAGCGGCATGCAGCTTCAAGTTGCTGACCTCACCAACACGGCAATCACTCTCCAGATTACCGGTATCACTCCTGACAGCACATCTGTAACTCCAGAAACCGACAATGCCAACCTCTCTAGTAGAAAGGCATGTGGTGGAGTCTCCGGAGTCCTGCACTATACATCGACTGGCGGTACTCCCGCGACCGGTGACATTCTGCAGGCAGCCAATGCTTCATTGGTCATTCGTCCGAACGGTAAGACCTCGACTCAAGGCCTCGCACCTGGGGACCTCTTCAATACGATGATGGTCATGCAGGGCAAGCAACAGCTTCACTCCCGCGGTGTTATGCCGTATGACGATGGCTGGTTCCGCTGCGTAATGCCTCCGAGTTCGATGACTCAGCTTTTCGCTGACGCCGACTTCAAGCAGGTCGCTACCGGTCAGTTGAACTCGCCCGAGTTCCGCTACGGTAAGATTGTCCGCTACCAGGGCGTCGAGTTCATCGAAACCACAGAAGCTCTTGTCCGCACTAAGGGTGCTGGTGCAAACGGCGCGGCTCTCGCTGTCGCTGTTAACTCCCCCATCCTGCTGGGTAAAGGCGCTCTGGTTCGTGGTGACTTCCAAGGTCTTGACGAATTCGTCGCCGAACAGCAGAACAACTCAGCTGTCCACCAGTTTGAAATGCTCGATGACATTGCGTTTTCGATCAGATCGCCTCTGGATAGATTGGGCCGCCTGATGACTTCCTCGTTTGAATTCATCATGGATTACTGCACGCCGAGCGATACGACTTCTACTCCGCAGCTTGTCCCTACAACCGACAATGCTGCCTACAAGAAGGCAATTCTGTTCGAGCACGCCGCCTAAGCGGAAGATCGAAGTAATAGGGTTTGAGTGCGCCGCCTTCGGGCGGCGCTCCCTCAACCAAAATAAAGGAGATATTCCGATATGTCGGACGGCAATCAGCTTCTTCCTAATTTGAATACGGCGGCAATTGTGAATGGCAACATCACAAGAGTCACGGAGGCCACAATAGCGGGTCTTGAGCCTCGTGTGAACGGGACCGGTTCTGTCAAAGTCTCTGGCACCGAAGCGACTGGCGACACAGTTTCGATTACATTTTCAGGCAAACTTTTCGCAAGCAGCGTTGTTGTTAGTGTGACTTCGGTCTCGGGAGACTCGGACCAAACCATTGCTGAAAAACTCGGTGCTGCAATTAATGCAAACTCGACTCTGGAAGGTTTCGGAGTTGAAGCGAACACAGATTCAGGTACCGCCGGCCAGGTCGATGTAGTTTGGCCAGGACCGCTCGGTTCATTTGTGACCATGACACCGCACACCACAGGCGCGGAAACTTTCACCACGACTCAAATCAGTGGTGGAAGTGGTCCAATTATTCCAAGCGACAATTTCCAATTCATGAATAATGGTGGCATCGTCAGACTTTGGAAGGGTCGAAGAGTGACCCTGGATAGCCCAACGCTAACTACTTTAGTCAATGGCGGCCCCAATTCTTTCACAGGTGTTTTCCCTTGCCAGTAGACAAAAACAAATTTTCAAAAGAGTCGGATGAGACTGCCAAACCGGTTGAATCCGCCCCGGCAGAAGTTTCCGAACCTGCCGTTGTTGAACCTCAAAAGCCAGAAGAGCCTCCGGCCAAAGAGATACCCGCAGAGAAGCCAAAAAATGTCTATGTCAGGGTATTGCATGATAACGCTGTGAGCTTCAATGGACAGCTTGTGCAGTTCAAAAAGGATCAGATAGTTACCGATCCGATATTGGCCAAGTTCCTCATTGAAAACAAAATGCCAGTAGATGCAGTGCTTGAGGGTGAAGATTTTTATTTCTGCGAGAAGTGCCACCACCATAATCGCATTAAGAAGTAAAAGGATGAAGGAGGACAATTTAAGTGGCTCTCCTTGAACCCCAGAAAAGTAGCATCAGACGCCATCTTCAATATGGCAATATAGGCTTGTCTTATAACGCAGCCGGCGGTGGCTCCCTGGGAGCAAACGCTGGCTTTCGTTATTTCAACGAATGGGGCGACCTTGAAATAAGGATGGATTCGCTACAGCCGGTGGACGAGGCTTGTATAACGGGTCTGCCTTATGGCGTCATGATGTTCCAGGGGCCGGATCCGAATCCGGGCGACGAGCTTGTTTTTACAATTGCCGGCGGCGGTCTATCATCGACCCAGACAATCACGGTGACAGCCGTGGAAGGTCAAGACAGGAATGACTTCTGCGCTGCAGCGCAAATAGCTGTCGCGCAAAATATAGCCGTCAACGCTGCTGGGATTATGAGCTTTGCTCCGATTGCGGCAAAGAGCGATACGGGCATTATTAAACCTGTTAGTGAGCTCCAATTTGTAGCGCGCAGTTCATTCACCCTGGCCATTACGAGCCAGACAGGTAACGTCGCTGCAAATATCCCTTTCAACAACCAACAGATGGATGTGATGCAGACCATCAGCGGGACCAATGTATATGGATTCCTGGCGATCTGTAATGCACTTTACGCGCTCATTGGTACTGCTAATGATCTGATGGCCGTGGACAAGGCCGATGTTTTCACAGCCAGGCCGACAGAATATAGGGACCGTCGCCACTCGTGGAAGCGGGCCGTGGATGACATGGCTGATTTCCTGGTCGCGCGTGTTAATCCGCAGCCATCGCATGGTTTTAGAAGTAACGTAGGCTCACTCTAATGCTTTATAGTGAGATTCAGAAGTACATTGATAAAGGGCTTGGGTTCGCGTCAAAGGTCCTCGGGCCGCCTCACAATGTCTATCGGCCAACGAGCCAAGACGATGAGGGAAACCTTTTAATAGAATCGAATCTGATTTCTTCAAACTACCCCGTATTCTCCAAAATTGCCTATGGCGGCGGTGTCAGAGAATCATTTGAATCTGAGAAGAACCAGGGCATCATGTTTTACCGTATCATTGCGGATATGTCTCCCTTTCTGGTAGGAGATATCTTCATCAATGCCGACCCCGTTTATGGCGAGGGAAGCTCAGGTGCTAATTTCGCCAACGATCAATTCAAGGGCTTCGCGCTTGCTGATCATTCACCTATAAAGAAGGCTTTGGGCGGTCGACTGAATTGTTGTGTAAATATATTGCGCCCGGCCGCGACCACAAATCAGAAGAGCCAGTATGACAGAACAAAGCAGAACATGGTGCCGGTTGTCCTTGCCGATGGAGTATTTTCCCTTGGGACTGTTGGTCAGACGCCGGCAAATATCCCAGCTGGTTTGATTGCCCAAGGAAGAAGTTATGGCGATAAGGCATTCTCAGCTGTGCCAGCCGAGCAGAGAAAGTCAGGTTGGGAAGTTTATGTTCCGGCGCTCAATGGTTTCGATATTAGGGAAGGCGACAAGATAATTGGGCCCGACGGATCGAGATACGTGGTCATTATTCCATTCACTCAGTTTGTTGGCGCGACCGGTGGCCAGTGGTTCTGTGAGCGGGAGGCATCGGGCCAATAATGGCAACGCTTTCTGAAATCAATAGCTTTCTTGTCAAAACAATTTCAACCGCCCTCACCACTGCCGGGGTCACTAATGGCCAGGTAGGAAGCGAGTGGCCCTCGACTGAAATACTTCAGGACGTTGGTAAAGATTGTGGCCCGGTGCTCGCTTTGATTCATAGGCACACGCCATACGAAAGCGGCAATATGAGGTTCCCTCATTCAGTTACGTCAAGTCCTGCCGCGATAACTTCGACAGTTTCCAGTCGGTCAATTGCAGCTGGCCAGACTACAACTATTACCATTGCACTTGCTCAAGGTGCGACTCAGACGAAGCCTGGTGACATTGTTTCTGTCATTTGGCTGAACGGTGACACGTATTTCAATACCTCGTATACAGTGAAGTCTGGTGACACAGTTTCAGCAATTGCCACCGGCTTGGGAGCGGCAGTTCAAGCTGCTCAGCAGACGGTTACGGTTGCGGCTTCGGCAAGCGGTGCAGTGCTCACACTTACAAATAACGGTTCGGTTGGATATCAGGTTTCTTCAAACGTCGGAATAACCATTCAGACAAGGGAAGGCATATTGTGGGCTTGTCGATACATGCAGTTAAATGCATGGAGCGGTGACCTGGCTACTAAGTTCAAAATTCAGCAGGCAATTGAGCAGCAATTTGCTATTTGGCATGATCAGCGCGGATTCTTCTTGCTGTCTGGTGAATGGGTGGAGTTCAAGTTTAGAGACGCCAAGCCAGATGACGGCGATACCGACAAAGATGTCTATACGGATTTGTATTTGTTCGATTTGAAAAATATTGTCGACCAGAAAATCGATAAGTGGGCCATCACTGCGCCAAGCGTGCAGGTAACTGGCCCCGCCAACATTTCTGATATTCAATAAAAATTAGACTAGAAAACTAAATCTTTAAATTGGCGCCTGTAATCCCGAAAAGGTACAGGGCCAAATGAACTTCATTTTCGACCAAGGCCAGCTCAATTTGGCAGCCTTAAATACGCCAGGCGCGTATGTGCAGTTGATGACGCCGACAGGCTTAGCTGTAGCTGGTCCGTCGAATGCGATTGCTGAACTCGGAACAGCTTCGTGGGGACCTGTGAATCAGGCTATGGGTCCATTTGGTGATCCTGGTTCTGCTGCCTTTGTATTTGGCCAGTTCAACGCAGCACTTTTCAAAACTGACCAATACGATCTTATGCGCGCTGTCATGCAGTCGATGGAGCAGGCACAGACTGACGTGTCGCTCAATTGCTGGCTTACAAGAATTTCTGACGGCACTGATGCCGCAGCAACAATCACTCTCAAGGATACCACCAGTGGCACTGCGCTCAATGGTATTACCTTGCCCGCTAAGTACACAGGCACCGGTGGTAATTCAATCACATTGATTATTGCGGCCGCTGGTCCTGCAAATGTCTACAACGTCACAGTTATTTCTTCGATTGGCGGCCAAAATTACAGCGAGGCATTCCTTGGAATTGCAGGCGCCACTGGCGCTGATAGTCCGTTCTGGGCCAATCTGAATCAGGCGCTTTTGTTCGGCAATCAGTCGCGTGGGCCCTCGCAAGTTCTTGGCACTCCGACAAGTGTTTCAGCAACCGCCAAAGACCCTGCTACTGGAACGTTCACTCTCACCGGTGGAACTGACGGGCGCTCGGGTGTTACTTCAGCTAGTTTCTTTGGATCAGATGTTGTGGGCAACAGACAGGGCATCTATACGATGCGCAGTTTGAACATTGTGCCGGCTTTCATCTATTGCGCCGGGCTGGTTGATTCAACCAAGTACGCGACCATCCAATCATTCTGCTTACAAGAGATTGTTCGCGCCGTTTTGCCTTTTGCTTCCGGCACTTCAACAGCTACTGCTGTGACGAATCGGCAGACTAACGGTATTTCCGATAAGCGAATTATGTATGCTCGCAACTGGATCTACTGGACCGATCCGGTCTCGGGAAGCCTACTTTTTACCGACCCCGTAGCAATAATGATTGGCTTTGCGGCGTCGCTCTCGCCGCAGTTGAGTCCGCTCAACAAGCCAATATTTGGTGTTGTCGGATCAGAGGAAACGTCTCCAATTCCTGGTGACGAAATTGGCCAACTCAACTCAAATGGCATTTGGATAATTTCAAATCCGTGCTTGCAGTCTGCATTTTGGGGTATTGCTTCTGCCACGACCACAAGTGCAAATCCGCAGTATCAATCGGACGTTTCAGTTGCCCGCCTGCAGGATTACATTGGCTTGCAGATGGCAACGGTGCTTGCTCCGTTTGTTGGTCAGCCACAGGGTGAAAGAGATCCTGATCCGATTCGGTCTGCGATCAAAAACAACATCGACGAGCTCATGCAGCAGTTCTATGACGACAGCTTGATCGTCGACTGGGAGTCAGAGTGCGATGCAAAGTTAAACCCTGCTGCTCAAGTGCAGGCCGGTTATTGCCGCGCAACTCTTGAGTACGTGCCTTTTGCAACCATCAAGTACCTGGTTTTGAACCTCGGTATTTCAAATCAACTCAGCGCTGGTCAAGCGCTGAATCAGGCTAACCAGGGAGGTTAATCGTGCCTACGATATATTCGATTGACGGTAAGAACTCTGGCAAGGATGTGTCCATAACCATCAAGGACAATCTGGGCAACCAGGTTAATGCCGCTCAAATTGGCATTTTGACTCACTTCTCGGTTGAGACCGATTATCAGATGTGGGAGACCAAATCGCTGATTAACGGCGGTGCAGTTTTCTTCGAGTCTCTTCCGCACGGTTCTAAGTGCAAGATGAAGTTTGCACGATACAACTCTGCTCTAGAAGATATGGAGTCGAGCTACCGCACAAATTCTTTGAACGGCACGCAGGTTAGTTACACTATCCAGTACCAGACAGTAAATAGAGATGGATCGATTAACACTCGCCAGCTTCTGAATTGCAAGCCGCACAACTGGAATCTTGGCGAATACGCTCCGGATGCAGACGTAACTCAGTCGGTTGATTTCGTTTCCACTGATGTCAGCGATACGGGTTCCGGCTCGGGACTGTTTGGCAGTTAAACCCGCCTGGAGTTTTTTAAATGTCAGAAAATCAGTTGCCTGAGGGGGCTGTGCCGTTGGACGCTGTTATGCCGGCTCAACCATCATATGAGATTCAATTGGCTCCGTATGAAGCAAATAAGGTGGTGACGGTAGAGTTGTCGGATGGTCGCAAGGTGCGCCTTGCAAAACCAACGGCATCGCCTCGCAGAATAGAGTTAAGGATTCTGAGTGGCCTTGAGCTACCTCCGCTCCAATTTGAGCTGGAAAAGAAAAGAGTTAGATCGCTTTTGTATGTTTCGCATATCAACGGCAATCAGGTTACTCGCCCGGTTGACATGATTACTTTTCAGGCGCTTGAAGAGCAGATTGGCGATGAGTTCCTTGACACCATTTTCACCCAGTATGTTTTGAATTTCCCTGATCAGGACTCGACCACGGCTGCTGACGTAAAAAAATAGCTGAGGATCCAGATTGGCTCGAGGTTCTCATCTGCATGCAGAATGGTTATACAAAGGCTGAAGCAGAAGAGCTGGATCCCGCGGAAAGACGAGCTGTAGTTTTAGTTGTCGGGTTACAAAATGGCAGTAAAGTCAATTGGACTAACGCCACGTTTTTCCCACGGGATGATTGATCATGCAAGATATTGGCGACCTCGCAAAAATGTTTGGCCAGATGGCGGCAGGTAGCTATAAGCAGAAGCTGTCACCAGTGCTTGACCTTATGGGCCATACCGTTAAAGCTGAAGTTCAAAAAGAGATAGGTGAGTACCAGGGGCCGATCGGTCCATTCCCGGCTACAGCGTCCTTAGCTCCGGACACGCTTTATCTCAAGGCCGAGAGGGGCCATGGAAAAGGTGGCGATCCTGATACACCACTTTGGGCAACTGGTGAGTTTCACGATTCAATTCAGGTCGCGAAGCATGTTGAAACGTTATCAGTGGAAGTCGGCACAGACGTTCCTTATGTGAAATACCAGGAGCTTGGCACAAGCACTCAACCACCCAGGCCGGTATTTGGTCCGTCGACGCTCAGAGCAATACCTAAAATTCTGCCAGACATTTCGCAGTCCGCCGGCAACGCACTTGGTCAGGCGGCTGGAGCATGGGGCCATCTCGGCGTAGAAGGCATTACCCGGGCTGGTGGTAATGACACCGGAAATATTCTTCCCTAGAAATTGAATTTTTCAAAATAACAAAAGCTCTCTGGAGACCTTGGCTTGAATACGTTTGATGCTGGCGTAACATTGCATTTGATCGATAAGTTGAGCCCAGCTCTTGCTGGCGTTGCTCGCTCACTTACGTCGACAAAGACCGCTGCCAAGGCTCTGGAAGATCAAATGAAGAGAATTCATTCGACCTTCAGCAAGGGACTAATATTGGTTGGCGGTGGCATGGCATTGGCCAGTCCGCTTATTGCCGCGACAAAATCGGCGATGCATCTTGAGTCAGCATTGGCGCGCGTGAAAATTCAGACTCATGCGAGTGATGCGCAAATGCGCATGCTGAATGACACTTTTACAAAGACTGCCAATGCCACAGGGATATTCTCCAAACCGACGCTTGCGAAGTTCGCCAGTGAGATGTACTCATCTGGTATTGCTGATGTTAATCAGATCAATCGGCTTCTTCCCATTATGGCTAAAGCTGCTGACGTAACTAAGCTTATGTCCGGCGGAAAAATTGGGCCAGAAGAGACGCTTCACACACTGACAGCTCTCTCACATCAGTTCGGCCGCTACGATACAAAGTCAATGACAGACATGGCAAATGCTGCTGTGGCGATGTCTCTTCAATTGCCTGGTGGCATGAAGTCCCTGCTTGGCACAGGTTCGACCGTGAACGTGCCAGCAAACAGAATCCTTGGTATCGATCCCCTTGAATTGATGGCCTTTCAGGCAGCTGTTTCACAGACATCTGGCAGTACAGGGTCTGGCGGCAAAGGTCGCATGTCTGCCTCCAATCAGATTAATGCTCTCATGAGAGCAATGCCAGGCCTGCTGGGTTCAGGACTGTTATCAGGAAAGTCTGGATTTGCTGCCGCAGTTCTTGGCCTGGGCGACCATAGCGGCGGCGCAACTTCGATGGTGAATGGGAAATTTAGTTTCCAACGTTTCCAGGATATCTTGAGCTCTTTTGAAAAGATGTCTTCCGTTGAGATTGCTCAGCGGATGAAAAAGAATGTCGACATGCTCGGCAAAAAAGCACCTGATGAAGCTCCGCTTATCAATGCTGCTTTGGCCGGGAAAGTTAGTAAAGCTCAGCTCATGGCACAGCTTTTCCAGTGGCAATTTGGATCAGCTGGCACAGTGGCTCAGTTGATTGGTGATGAAAAGTTTGGCGGGGTCATGAAACGTCTGTCCGGCTCAGCCAGACAGGCGGTGTCCGGCGGCGGCATTGAGAAGATGCAAGATCAAGTTATGAAGACGCTTGAGGCTCAGCTCACCCGTTTGAGCACGAACTTTGAGACTCTTTCATCCACAATTGGTTCTCAGATAATTCCTGTGATTACGCCACTGGTTGAGAAGCTTGGCGATATTGTGGACCAGGTCAATACCTTCGCGTCAGCGCATCCAAAGATTACGATGGCTGTTACTTCACTTATCGCTCTCGCGAGCGCTTCCCTCATCGCTGCCGGCACGTTCAATATTTTGAAGGCTGGATTCATGGCTATGCAGTTTGTATCGCCTGCCATTTTGACTGGTGCTACATCAGCGCTTATGAGGATCGGTCCCGCGCTTGCAGGACTGAGGCCAATAGTGATGATTGCTTTGGGATTGATAACTAGATTCAATTTGCCTTTGACAATTTTGTCAGTTGCCATTGCGAGTCTGAGTATTGCTGCTGTTGTGGCAGGCAATTTTATTCGTGAGCATTCTGCTTTCTTTATCCATATAGCGGCCCGTGTTGTGCACTGGGTTGACACTGTGAATCAGCGTTTCCAGATGCTTGTGAGTGGACTTGGAAATGTCGCATCTGCCATTGGTAATTTGATAGCGACACTTGGCGGCGTTATCGGCAAGCAGCTTTCATCGTTGCCTCTTACGAAGGGCATCGGTGAACAACTGACAAAAGCTACAGCTGGTATTAAGAACGGCATCGATAAAGCGCTTGCGGTTGATCAGGTTACGCAGAAACGCGATGAAAAATACCTTGGTTCGATGGGCCTCGGCGGACTTGTTAATGCAATCAAGGGTGATTCTAAAAATGCAGCTGTGGCCAACGGGCCTGTTATACATATAGATGCAAGAGGCGCTAATCCTGACGAAGTTCATGCTGCCGTGAAAAAGGCTTTGGATGAACATGAGAAAAAGAAGACACGTAATTTGAACCATGCCCAGATGGCTTCTGGTGGAAACTCCGTTGGTAAATCAATCAATACAGGGGGTGCTACCAGGCAATGAGCACTTTCCCTCTTACAATTGGTGGCATAAGCCTTGGTGAAGATAATCCGTTTGAAGCACCCAATGGTGATCAAGGCGGTTTAAGTGTTGACGGCGGTTTAATACCGCAGTTTTATGGGTGGCAAGCTTAATGCGCACAGGGAATTAAATTGCTCAGCCTGTTGAATCGGTCGGAGCAATCTGACACATTGGCACTGTTCTTAAAGGTCAA